TTTGTATTAGTAATCTCTGTAGCACTATATGAGATACGACCATTTGCATCTTTAGTTTTACCATCTGCAAAATAATATCCACCTTGGCTAGTAGAAGCAGCACCATTGGCTTCTGCTTTAGCTAGTTCATCAATGAATACTCTATCTCTCCAACGTCTGTAGTCATCAAGAAGAGTAAGACTACCAATTGACTGATGGAACATGTTAAGGTTCCCTGTGTCAAGAAGCAGACGCTGAGCTGTTACAAGAGTTTCTCTTGCAATCTTGAATGTACTTGACTGTGTAGCATCACCAGGATCTGCAGGACCTGTGTACTCTTTAAGTACTACAAGAACCTTTTCCTTTGTGATGTTACGGCTATTGGCTGTACCAATAGTTTGATCAGCTACACGCTCACGGCTGTCCTTTGTACCAGGAGATCCCCAGAACTTGTAACGATCTAGTTGAACTGTTTGTCCAGGTTGGCGAGTAAAGTCGTGTACCACTACTGGTTCGACTGCCATCTCTGCAATGTATCCAGGATGCGGTCTATATAGTTCCGCACCTAAGATTTTTGGAAAATCGTTATCAATAAACACTTGTTTTTATTCCTCCAATGTCTGAAGTTTGTAATTATCGGGTGAAAGAGTCAGACATGAGCATGCCTTATCTAACTTTAAATTCTAACAGTCAGTAATTTATTACTTAGTAAGGTTTATTTCTTGTGCTAAATACACAATTAATAGACTCTTAAATTACTAGAACCGTATGCTTCGGGATCAACAATTGTGTTTTGTTGCATCCCTGCAATACCAAGCATATTTCCTATGTTGGCATTACCTCCTCCTATTTGGCCTCCTAAGCCACCTGCGGCTAAACCACCAATTCCTCCTATTGCATAACGTGCTCCTTTGTAATGAGAAGCTTTAGGTGGTCCTGTTTCGGTAAACAAACCATCATATGCAGTATTTGGATTTTCTTGCATGTGTTTTCTAATTTCTCGTCGAGTATCTGGTACATTTTTTCTTAATGTAGGCATCCGAGAACCTAATATTCCTCCTAAAGCTCCTGCTCCCAGAGCTTCTAGGGCCAAGCGACCACTGCCTTCTCTACCCGCTTCTCCAGAAATTATGTTTCCTAAAGTTGCGGCTCCAGCAGCGGCTGCTCCATACCCTAAGCCTGAATACAAAGGACTCTTACCAGCGTCATTTAACCATTTTCCTGCTAAATGGAAACCTTGTCTTTGTACTGGCATATCTTTTTACTCCATTACAAAAAGTTTATTTTGCACTGTGTTAGGAGCTGCTTGGTTTAGAACTTTCCATGCATTCTGTGGGTCTCTTGCCATTTGCTCGTTAAAGTTGCCCCAGAAGTTTTCTGGTTGCTGTGGTGCAGCGGCAGCTGGAGGAGCTGGGAAGTTTTGTCCCACTTGAGCCATAGCATTAGTATTAGCTGTTGGATATCCTTTACTTCCTAGATCTTCTGCATTTTCATAAACAGGATGAGGTCCTTGTGGTCCGAAGAATTTTAAAGTGTAATCACTTAAAACATCTGGATTGGTAAGAATCTCGTTATATGCATTATTTTCTTGATGTTCTTGAACAGCAAATTTTGCATATCCTTGTATAGTATCTGATGCTTGATATCCCCATTCAACGGCACTATCGAGCATTCCTTCTAGATTTACCGCGTACTGATTTAGTATCGCTGGTGCCTCTATCCCGAACGCTTGAATCACTTCCCTTGACTCGTTGCTTAGATCGTAATAATCCGCTATCGCTCCGTCCACTTCCGCGTTCATTACCTGAGCTTCTGGCCCTGATATTGTCGAAGAGGGTTGGGAATAACTGGGCGATGAGATCTGGTTGGCTTGCCAAGTCTGCGGAGCCGATTGAGGCATAGCCTGGGGACTGGGTTGTCCGTAATTCGCCTGGGTATATTGTGGACTCTGAATCTGCGATTGTTGACCCTGGAACGGGGATTGAACTGGCTGACTCAGGACTCCTACTACCTTGTTGAACGCCGACTCCCATGGATTGCCCGCCGAGGAATTCGGCTGGGATTGGGGGGCGTACTGAGTAGGGTCGGATTGGTAGTTGGGGGCTGCCGCTGGTACCGCTTGGGGGTAACTCGTACCCACCTGATACGGTGTTGGGGCTGCTTGGACCTGTGCTTGTGGAGCTGCTGGAGCTGCCGCCACGTAGCTGTTGGGTGCGACGGCTGCTGGTGCTTGGCTCGTCGGTGGGGTCGATTGGACGGTAGCGTCCTGCATAACTCATCTCCTTTTGAAGGGCTTCTAATGTTCGATACAGATATGGGGTTAAATCCAGTCTTGGATCTGCTGCCATAGGTAGATCAGGTGATTGCGGGTGAGGGGTCTGCATCATGCCTCCCACTAGCTTTGAGAATTGAGAGTATGCACTCTGCAATTCATTCACCATTCTGAACGGGAACCCCGAAAGCATTGCTGCTCTTTCCTCATCCGTCTTAGACGGAAAAAGATATTTCAGTGCTTCTATGCTATCTACCCCTAATTCTTGAAGGTTTCTTACAACAATTGAATTATTCAGGGTATCTTGAGTGGAGTCTTCATATACTGGTCCCATCCATCTCCATTGCATTGTAACATCACCATCAGGTATCAAACCTTTTACACCTGGAGGGATTTGCTCAGTTCTTAAACAAGCCACCATTAATTGTTTAACTTGTTCTTCATAAAACTCCATAGCCTGTAAATATGCTTGTCTATCTTCTTCACTAGCACCATCAGGCAAATCAAGAGGTTTTTGTATTTTTGCTGCAAAAGCTAATGAGTCTTTAAAAAGTTTTTCTTCTTGATAAATAATTAATTCTAAACAACGAGATAATCCATAATCATAAATTGATCTTGCTTTCTTTTTAGAAGTTGCTGCAACACGTCCAAATAATGATTTATATTCTGTAGCTGTTACACCTGCTGATATAGATAATTCATCTACTCCACCTAATGCAGTTCTTATTTCTTCTCTATATTGACGAGAAAATGAATTTTGATCTCCAGTAATTGCATCAGGCACAATATAACCAACACGATCATTTGGTTCTAAATTTGCAATAACTCTTGGAACTCTTATTTGTCCATCAACTCCACGGGAAACAGGATCTGATTTATATCGAGAACTACTCATTGCTCCAACTCCTACAAAACCTGAGTTAGCAGCAATAGAAGGACGTTGTATATTTGCATCTCCACCTGATTCAACTAAATCAGTTTTTGGTCTTGAAGATAATAATGTTGGATTACCAAAGAAAGTTACGTTCTTTCTCATGGTTTGCATAATCTCATCATGAGTACAGATGTGATTTGCTAAAGCATCAAATTCTCCAGAACCTTCATGTGCAAAACCTTTTGGATTATTAAATATTTCTACACAAGGTATAAAACCTAAACTATTCACGGTCTCTTTAGTCTTACCTGGCATTGCAGGATAAGGAGCATCAAAAGTTATCTTATGATCTGAATGTGTTTCGGTAATAACTTTTCTTTTAATAGATAAACGAATATATTTTTTTCTATTATGTTTATCTTGTGGATCTTGTCCTGTTAAATTTGAATCTTCTATAGCTTGTCCAGTACCTGTTTTTTTTCTAACTTTATAATCATAGATAACAACAACTTCTTCTAAGTCCCCGTCCACACTGTAGTAACTTCTGTATTCATGATTACGGAAATAATAAAGACGATAATTATTATTTGTAGGACGAATATAAAATAACCCTTGTCCATCACATAAAAAATAATCCCAAATTGAATCTAAACGAGATTCGAGTTGATTATATTTAATAACTCGATCTATATAATCTTTTCTTTGATTACCAAAATTATCTTGAGCAGGAAAGAATTCAACTCCTTGACGAATGCCAAATAGCTTCATTTGAGCTAAATGTGACGCTACTATTCCTGTGTCAATTGAAGCTCCTCCATCTTTTTCAAGATAAGAATCAATAATTTCTTTTAAACGGGCTTTAGCATCAGTAGCCATTATTTTTTACTACGTTTATCTTTATACATCTTAGCAGCTCTTGCAGCTTTACCAGCTCTCTCAGCTCTTTCAGTGTTTTTAACAAATTGTTTTCCTTTTTTACTTCCTTCTTTTTTCTTTCTATCTGTATCTTCACGTTCTTTTTTACTTAAAGAAGCCCAAGCTTTCTCTGGTAAATATCTTTTTGTATATCCTTTTTGTATTGCTTTATCAGCCATTTTTCTTCTTCATATTTTTCATATAGTCATCAAGAAAAGATTGAACAACATCGGCTTGTGCAGCATGCATTTTTGATGCTTTTCTTAATTGTCCAGGGACTTCTTTAAACTTTGCTGGGATTTCCATAATTACTTTTTAGAATCTTTGTATTTTTTAGCAGCATTTTTTGCTTTGCTACGTTTTTCATACTGGTCTTTAGTCATCCATTTTTCTTTACCCCATTTTTTAAGGTCTTTTTGTTTTTTACCTTTTCCTCCTTTATATCCTCCACCAGCTTCTTTATATTTTAAAGCTACTAATTGTGCTTTACGTGCAGACCATTGACCAGGTTTTCCACCTTTAGATCCAGCCATTACACGTTTTTTTATATTTTCCCGTAATCCAGGCTTTGTATATTTTGAATCATCTTGTGCCATTTTTATTTCTTTTTATAATTTTTTCTTAGCTTTAACCATTTTTTAAAAAAATAAATTTCTTCTTCTGTCCACAAAGAAACTTTTTTAATTGTTTTTTTTACAAGTTTTTTTAATTTCATTAAACAAAGCCAGGAAGCTGTGGTCCTCTTAATAAATCTCTTTCTCTATAATTATTTATCCATCCATCAACCATAGGAGAGTCGATATGTGGAGCTTTATTAATTACATTAGGAGGTGGACTATGTTGTATATAACGTGGAGCACCTGCAACTTGTGGTCCTTGATAAAAACTTGCATTTCCTAAAGCACCACCAGCTGCACCACTTGGACCTTGATTTCCGATTGCACCTGGTAAAGGAATAATATTTACTGGTTGTTGTGTGTAAGACATACCTTGAGGCGATGTCGTACCTAAATTTCCAATTGCACCTGCTATATTTTGTTCTCCTCTATAACGATTACTTAGCATTTTTTTATCCTATATATAAATATATTTTACTCTTCTTGTACTTTGTATGCATTGGGATCATTTAATTTAGTTAAGACAATACCAATACCTTTAATATCCCATTCCAAATGATCTCCTCTTTTCCATTGCAGTTCATCTGTTATTTCTGGAGGAAAGCTAATACATAAGTCACCAAATAAATTATCTTCTAATTCCAATATGTATGTCATTTCTCTATAAGCTTTTCTACTAGCTTATCAAGTTTATTATGTATTGCTCGAAAATGATCATTCATATCTCTCATTTCACGAACAAAGTCTGCTTTTAAAACATATTCCAATGGCATTCTATTCACGTGTTCCTCCAATGCATTAATACGCATTCTTTGATTTTCTACATTTTGAATAGAATCTTTTAGACGTTCTTTATGACGTTCTAACACTTTACTAGCAATCCAACCTCCTCCTGTTATAGAAGAAATAACAGCTGTTAATGCAAGTGTAAGAAAATCTGGTCCCACGTTTCTATCCTTTTTCTTTATTATAAATCAAAAGTCTAATTGAAGATTACCTTTTTTCATTAATCCAGTGACTAACCAAACTAAGGCATCAACACAATCATCATGTCCACTTACACCAAAGTTAGTTAATTCTTCAAACATATTTGTAAAGTTTCTATAGCGGTTAAATATAATTTTTCTATCTTCAAACATACCCATAATTCCACGGAATCTAGCTAACTTATCTCCTCTAAAACCTTTAACTGGATGCCAAATTAGATTATATAAACTTTCATTTTGTAAACAAATACGTTTGAAATCTGCTTCTAATGATGCTTGATATTGAACAGCTTCAGACCATATATCACATGTTGAATGTGTTGGATAATAAAGACCACCTTGATCAACTTGAATAATTGACCAATCATTTAACAACTCTTTCATAGCATCTAACTTTTCTAAATTACCCATAACCCGTATTCTTCTGTAATCAATGATATGTATTCGATCTTCGATCCTCCCCCCTAGTACCATCACCGTGTAATCATTCTTTTCTCTTATTCCTGCTGAGAGGTCTACCCCCACTCCTAACGTATCAAATTCGGTTGATATTTCTGCTTTAACGATTAATTCAGGTGCAAGCGATAATTCATTCTGTCTTACCACTTTATTCATATATTGAAATGAGAAGGCAATCGGAGATTGCCGTTTTTTTTCTTTTAAGTATTCAAGGGACCACATTTCAGGCCAATATGATTCTTCATCACCTGTTTTGGGATCATTTTGGATAGCAGAGAGAACAATTTGAGTCCAATTATTTTGTTCGTTAAAAGTAGTGGAATGAATATCATCATGTCTAAATCGAGTACCAAGACAAATAGCTCTACCACCTTCAAACATAGTAGGAGCAATAACTGCGTTCCAATTTTCCTGCATTGTTTTACGAATATCAGGATTAGCAATATCAGCAGCTGATTTTATAGCGTCATCAATCATAACAAGATGAGAACGCTTAGAAGTAACAGAACCTTTTAATCCAGCAGCACAGAGAGTAAATTGTTCTTCACCAGTAGTATCTATACCTGCAAATTTATGATCAATCGACCAGTATTCGTTACTAGTTACATTTTTAAGTAAACGTACTTTAGGAAAAACTTCTTGATATCGTTTACTTTCAATAATACGTTTAATTGTTGCAGATTTAGATCTAGCAATATCAACGGTATAAGAGAGATAAAGAACTTGTAAAGGAAGACCAGCCTGTGTATGAACACCAATAGCCCATGCAGTTAATAAACCAAGAACAGTTGATTTAGCTGAACCACGAGGGGCTAAAAGATCTACATTTGGTCCTGCAATTTTTATTAAACAACTACTATTTTCATTCGTAACAAAATTTCTATTCCATTCTTGATGATGTTTTGCTGGAGGTTTATCAGCTACATAGTCACAAAAGAAACCAAAATCTTCTCTTGCTTTTTTTAAAGATTCTACATTTTTAGGTTTTTTAATTTGTTGATTACGTGCTGCAGCCTTCGCATTACGTCTATAAGCAAGATGTGTATATGAAGGCACAATAAATAATCAAACGATTACTTTAATAATAACTAATAAGTTAATTTAAACATGTTTACCTGAATCATCAATCTCTGCTGGATGTTTTTGAATTTCAGGTTTATTTATTTTGTTTTTTTTTGCTCTTTATATTTCTTAGCTTTATCTAAAGCAGCTTTACGTTTTTCATTATCAGACATATCAGTACCATCAGCTTTTTTTGCTTCTTTATTTTTTAAATATTCAAGTAACTGTGGTGGTAATTTTTTTTTAGTCATGTTTACCATCTTCCACCTTTACGTCCACCTTTACGTCCACCTCTTCTCATTTTATCTTCTGCGGCCTCCCGCTGTAAATCTTTTGGTCCACGTCCAGGTTGCTTATAAGGATTTCCATCAGGATCTTTAAATTTATCAGGTATTGGCATAATGCCAGGTCTGCCTGGTCCTTCAGGTTGCTTATAAGGATTTCCATCAGGATCTTTAAATTTATCAGGTATTGGCATAATGCCAGGTCTTTTTTGAAACGGTTGGTCATCTGTTGGTTTTCCTCTGCCTGGTACTATTATTGGTCCCCATGGATTTCTGCCTGGTCGACCAGGCATGCCTGGTCCTTTTATTGGTCCTCTTATTGGTTCTATTTCTGGTCCTCTGCCTGGTACCCATGGATCTCTGCCTGGTCCTCTTCCTGGTCCTCTTCCTGGTCTTCTTCCTGGTCTTCTTATTGGTCCTCTTATTGGTCCTCTGCCTGGTCCCCTTCCTGGTCCTCTAGGAGGTTTTGGAGGAGCTTTCTTGGTATTTCTTCTATCATTATCTCTAAAAGCACCATCAGCTGCATTTCTTTGTTCATCTTTATTAGCTTTAACAGCACCTATTAAACCTGCACCCATTCCAAGAGAAGGAGATGGGGATGGAGATGGGGATGGTGCTGGAGGTCTAGGACGTATAGGTCCAGATCCTTTAATTGGTTGTCCTGCTCCCATTTTTTTAACTTCCTAATCTTTTTATTTTAACCGTACTTATTCTTCTAATTGCATTCTTGCCCATACACTCATTGTTGCTTCTTCAAGAGGTATTTCAATAGGATCATCTTTAAAGATAAACATTAATTCTCTAATAGCTCGATCTGCACCAGCCATTAATAAACCTTTTCTATCTTTTGTATTTGTAAATTTTTCAACTTGATCAATATGTCCACGTACTTCTTTTTGCATAGAAGCAATACGTGCAACACCTGCATCACGCTTGACTAAACCTGTTTCTACATCAGCTCTTAATTTACGAATATCTTCTTGCATCTCATCGATTTCAAATAATAATTTTTTTCGATGATCTGGTTTTTCATATTCTTGATTAACCCAAAGTTCACATGACGTTATCGTCCCTTGGTATCCCAAGAAACGTGCATATAAAAATACTTCAATAAGTGAATAATTATTGGAAGCAAATGAACAAAAAGATTCTTGAGTAGAAGAATCTAGATTATCAACCCAATCATCAAATAATTCAATATTTATACGCTGATTGGGCTTGTTTGTAATCTCTTTCTTCTTCTCTTTTCTTTTGATCTGATTCGTAACCGATGGTTTTGCGAGTTTCTTCACCTTGATCTTGTAATTTTTTCTTTGAGAAATCGTAAGCAACACCAGCAGCTTGCTTGTATTTGTCTATATCAAACCAATCGTCTTCTTGTGGTTCAAGACGATCAGGCCAACCTCCTACACTAGCAGTCATTGCTAAATACCTCTCTTATTTGAATAATTACTAAATCAAAAATTTAGAAGTTACTCATCATGTTTGCTAGACCTGAAGCCCATGTACCTCTTCTGTCATCAACAGCTTTATCACGTGCTTGACGAGTTTTAGAAGCTTCAAGCTTTTCAAGAAGTTGTTGAAACTTATTTATATCAAAATAATTGTCTGACTGAGTCATTTTATGAAAAATTTAACTACAATAATTATAACAAGTATGTTTTTATATTTTAAAAAATTTTAGAAACTAAATGAACCAACTAAACCAGCATAAAGATTTCCTGCTGCATTAATTCTTGAAATTTCTTTACCACCTTCATTTTTAAGACTTTGAATCTCTTTATCAATTGTTCCTTGTAAATTAGTTAAACCAGCACTATATAAGAACTTACGTGATTCACGAACATTATCTAAAGTAAAATCTAATTCTGCAGGAGTTCCTGTATAGCTATCTTGCCAATCAGGTAAAGCAACACCTGTATCTGTTTCTAATTGAGACCCTGTACCGCCTGTACCGCCTCTGTAAGTAGGTAATAGTGATTTATCAAAGTTAAAGGTTCTCTTGCCTGTCCATTCGCCAGCTTCATTCTTTTGTTCTTTACCAAACATCGTGTCATAGTAATTTTCCATATAACTACGACCAAATTTATTTTTATATTCAGTACTGCTTGTAAGAGAAGTTTTAAAATCATCAAGGCCACCAAAATAACCACTTTCTAAATTAGCTTTGGCATCTGCAAGTTCATCATCTGTAGCTATTCTCCCTAGTATTTGTTGATAAGCAGTTCCTATATTTTGAGTTTGTCTTTCACCTAATAAACCACCTGATCTAGTAACATTACCATCAGCATCAGTTGTACTTGTTCCAAGGTAATAATCTGATAATTGATTTAAATCTTGGTCAACACTCCAATTCTGCCAATTAGCAGGAGTTTCGTAAGTAGGTAATTGAGTCCAACCTCCTTCGGGTGTTCTTACACCTGATTCAACTTCTTCTGTATCAGGATCATCTATTATTTGATATCTATCCCATGCAGATCTAGGATCTGATCCACCTGCAAAAGCAACTGAACCAGCAGCTAAGTTATAATCTGTTGCATAATCTTTTAATTGATTTTGAGCTTCTGTATAACTAATTAATCCTCTGCCTAATTGATCTTTAGTTGTATCATACTTCGCTTGCCAACCTGATCTACCAGTTTGTTGTTTACCTTTTGCTGTCTTATAAGCTTGTAAATCACCAGCCCACGTTCTGTATTGAGCATCTTCATCTCTTTCTCTTTGATATTTCAAATAGTTTTCAAACGTTTTATCTGGTGGAGGAGGCTCATTAACAACAGTTGTATTACCTTTATTATGTGAAAGTATATTGCCTGAAATATAAGTATGTGCTCCTTCTACTGTTAAATCAATAATTTCTCCTTCATTAATTCTTTTACGACTAATAAATTCTAAAGTACCATTTAAAGATATAACTTTATCTCCTTCCGTTAGATCTTTAGCTTTAATCCATTTTGCTTTATTTTTTGAATAAAATCTATGATTAGGAGAACATTCAATGTCTTCTTTATCAAAGTGAAGAGCTACTAACTTAGAGTTACTTTTTTCTATAAAAATAACTTTATGATTACCACGTTTGAAAGTATGTTGATCTAACGTATCAACTTCATCTCCAACACGTAATTGATGGATAGGTTTTGTTGTTCCATCAGAAAGAAGAATATTTGATTTTAGTGTTGAACAAGCCATGGTTATCCAAAGAATCCAAGCTCAGCTTGGTATTGTTTATCTTGTAATGAAGGACCGAATAGTCCACTTAGTCTTGAATTTCCTTCTAACATTCGAGCTGCAAAATCTTCTCGTTTTTTCTTTTTACGTAACGCTGTATTATCAGGTGAATTTTCAAATATATTAAATCGTTCTGCTTGATCAATCTTACTTCTAGCCATTAAAGGAGCTAATACTTGTTGTTCCCATACAGCTGCATCTTTTTGTCTATTAAGATTTTCTCTGGCAAATCTATCATTTTGATTTGCACCCCACATGGTCATGGCAGCTTGCATCTTAGCCATGTCTCGACCATGCAAGATGTTTTGATTAGATCTAAAGTTAGCAGCTTGAGCAGCTTGAGCCGAAGCATTAGCAGCTTGATTTCCTGCCATCATGCTTCCAAGGAAATTCATACCTCCTAAAGCTAAGGCTGCTCCTATACCTATTGCCACTATTTAACCTCCATTGCTGCTATCTTAGTGCTTATTCTAATACCCATAATTCCTTATCCTCTTCCGAATGCATAGTTCTGATAAGCCATAGGACTAATAGTAAAACCAGGATTATTATATTGTGGTAAAGCTCCTGCAATTGCTGCGATAGACCTAGTTAGATTGTCATAAGAATCTGCAGCTCTCATTCCTCCTTCTCCAAACTTTCCTGCAAGATTAACACCTTTCATCATAAAGGCTGCTTCTAGCTGATCTTCATTTAAACCTTTTAAAAAATCGAGTTTTTTATCAAGTAATGCTTCCGAATTATCCTTATCTCCTCCTTCTTTTCCTCCTTCTGTTTTTCCTCCTGTTTTTCCTCCTGTTTTTCCTCCTGTTTTTCCTCCTGTTTTATGATCACTAGTAATATCTGGTCTCTTTACGACACTATAGTTACCCTTCTTCTTATCTTTATTAGAACCATACATATCTCCCCAAGTAATATTACCTGTCATTGCTTCACCGAAATCCATCTTTGCACCTGGAATTGAATCAGCTACAATATCATCTATTTTTCCTTCCCTTAACATTGAATTAATTCCAAAAGGGGAAATAGGAGATGGTGTTATAGCTGTAGGTAATCCTGCATTAGCTATTTGTTTTACCGAATTTCCTATTTGTTCATTACTTATTGTAGGATTTATAGAAAATTGAGATCCACTAGAACCTGTTTTTTTTAAAAAATTTAATAGATTTTGAAAAAGATTTAATTTATCCATAAGTATTACCAGCCTCTAGGAATATAAGGATTATTAGATAAAAGCTGACCAGTGGTGGCAAGCGTTTGTGATACTAATTGTCGTTCTAAATTTTTATCAGCAATCTGGTTATATAGAGGTAACTGCATTTCAGCTAACTTTATTTGTTTCTTTAAATCCTTCTT